GCGTGGTGTCGCCGATGATCGCGCCGCCGCATCTGTCTGATCTGGCACAGGCTGAGTTCGCCAGGATCGCGACAATCCTGGCCGAGCAGAAACGGGCCAGTCCGCACTATGCAGAGCACATCGCTTTGCTCGCGCAGAGGCTCGAGCAGATCCAGCGCTTCCAGGCGGTGCTCGAAACGCAAGGCGATACCTTCGTTTCGGAATCGGCGAAGAAGGTTGGCGAGGAGACGATCATCACGCGCCTGGTGCGCGCCAGGCCGGAGGTGGCGATGTTGTCCGACGCAATGCGCCATGCCCAGTCGCTGATCGGCGAGCTGATGCTCAATCCGGCGGCGGCGCTGCGCATCTCCGACGGCCACAAGCCCGAAGCCGGCGCGTTCGACGATTTCTGATGTGGATGCACGCGACTATCCGGCGATCGCCAGGCAATATGCCAGCGACGTCGACAAGGGGAAGATCCCGGCGAGCAGGTCGGTGCGCCTCCAGGCGCGCCGGTTCCTCGAGGAGCTGAAGGCCAGCAAGAAGCGGGCCTTCCCGTTCCGGTTCGACGAAGCGAAGGCCAGCAGGGTCTGCCGATTCATTGAGCGGCTGCCGCATACGAAGGGCAAGTGGGCAAGGAAGCGCCAAACGCTGGTGCTCGAGCCCTGGCAGATATGGATCCTGTGCTGCACCTTCGGGTGGCTGCACAAGGCCGGAGATCGCGCCGGGCTGCGCCGATTCCGGGTCTTGTTCGTGGTGGTGCCGCGCAAGAACGGCAAGTCGGCCCTGACCGCCGGTGTCGGCCTCTACATGTTCTGCGCAGACGGGGAAGCGGGCGCCGAGGTCTATTCGGGCGCGACCAACGAGAAACAAGCCTGGGAAGTATTCGGCCCGGCACGACTGATGGCGATGCGAACGCCGGCGCTGACCGCGCGGTTCGGGATCGATGTCAACGCCAAGAACCTCTCGATCGTCGCGGACAATTCGAAGTTCGAGACGATCATTGGCAACCCGGGCGACGGGCAGAGCCCGAGCTGCTCGATCCACGACGAGTATCATGAGCATCCGGACGATCGGCAGGTCGACACGATGCAGACCGGCATGGGTGCGCGCGACCAGCCCCTGCAGGTCAAGATCACCACGGCCGGCGATAACCTTGCCGGCCCGTGCTACGCAGACATCCAGGACGAGCGCAAGAAACTCGCCGGGATAGGACATAACGGCGGCCCGCCGATCGATGATGAGACGTTCTTTGTCGAATACACGATCGACGAGGACGACGACTGGAAGAGCGAAGCGGCCCTTCGCAAAGCCAACCCCAATTACGGGATTTCGGTTTCGGGAGATTTCCTGCTCGCCCGGCAGCGCGATGCGATCGCAACGCCGCGCAAGGCCGGGATCTTCAAGACCAAGCACCTCGACGTGTGGGTCGCCGCGAAGGCGGCCTATTTCGATATCGAGGCCTGGCGCAGGTGTAAGGATCCATCGATCCCGCTGAAGTGCTCGGCGGCACTCGAGCTCGAGGAGTTGCAGGGCAGGCGCTGCATTCTCGGCCTCGACCTCGCGTCGAAGGTCGATATCGCGGCAATGGAGTACCTTTTCCCGCCATTGGGCGGCAAGGCCACGCCAGACGATCCCTATGTCCGGATCGGGCGGTATTTCCTGCCGGCAGAGACTATCGAGAATGTGAGCGCCTACCAGGCCTGGGATGCCCTGGGACTGCTCGACGTGACCGAGGGTAACATCATCGACTTCGACGAGATCGCCCGCGCCATAGAGGACGCCAGCGAGCGGTTCGAGGTGGAGCAGGTTGCTTACGATCCGCACCAGGCAACCATGCTGGTGACGCAGCTCGGAAAGCAGGGTGTGCCGGTGCTCGAGTACCGGCAGGTAGTGCTCAACATGAGCGAGCCCATGAAGGAGCTCGACGCGCTGACGAAGTCTCTCGGGATCCGCCACGGCGGCTGCCCGGTAATGGAATGGGAGATGGCCAATGTCGTCGCCCAGCTCGACGCGAAGGATAATGTGTATCCGCGCAAGCCGCGCGTTGAAGACAAGATCGACAATCCGGTGGCGCTGATCATGGCGCTGGGAGCGGCGATGGCCGGGGGTGAAGATCCTTCGGTCTACGAATCGCGCGGCGTCAGGATCATCTAGGAGAACCGATGGGTTTCTGGAACAGGGCGCTTGGATCGGTCGGCATCATGTCGAACGGACCGGCGTCGCAGCCGCGCGCCTCGTATCAATCTGCCGGCGGTGGCACATTGATCGTGACGCCGCAGGATCTCGAAGAGGCCCTGCGAACAGGGCACATGTCTGCTTCGGGAGAGGCTGTGACGCCTGCGACCGCCATGCGCGTGGCAGCGGTTTTCGGTTGCGTTCGGGTTCGATGCACTGGCCCTGCTACCCTGCCGATCGATATCAAGAAGCGGGTCGATGCGCGCACGCGCCAAGATGCCAGCGACCACTGGGCCTGGGAGCTGCTGCGGCGGAAGCCCAATCGGTGGATGAAGCCGCACCAGTTCAAGCGCATGCTGCAAGCGCAAGTCATGCTGCGCGGCAACGGGTACGCCTTGAAGGTCCCCGGCGTGGGCGGGCGCATCCAGGCGCTGCTACCGATGGATCCCGACAGGGTGCACACCCAGCAGCTCGACGATCAGACCATCGTGCACGACTGGACCCGGCGCGACGGCCGGAAAATCAGGCTGCAGCAGGACCAGGTCTTCCACCTGTTCGGGCTCACGCTGGACGGTGTGCGCGGCGTAACGCCGCTGACCTATGCACGCGAATCCATCGGCAATACGCTGGCCATGGACCGCTACCAGGCCAAGGTGCTCGAAAAGGGCGCGCGGGTGAGTGGAGTGCTCGAGAAGAAGGAAGGCGGGCTGTCGGACAAGGCCTACGATCGGCTCAAGGAGTCGGTCGAGGAGTTCCGCGCGGGCGGTGAGCGCGAGGGCGATTTCCTGATCCTCGAGGAAGGTCTGTCCTGGAAGGCCATGTCGCTGACCTTGGCCGACATGCAGTGGATCGAGAGCCAGAAGCACTCGCGAAGCAATATCATGATGTTCTACGGCGTTCCGCCGTTCCTGCTCGGTGACACGGAAAAGTCGACGAGCTGGGGCAGCGGCATCGAGCAGCAAAAGCAGGGCTTCCTCGACTTCACCGCCGAGGACGACCTGACGATGTGGGAAGAGGGCATCAACGCCGACGTGATCGGCCCCGGCGACATATTCGCCCGGTTCAATCGTGCGGCGTATGTGCGCGGCGACATCAAGACCCGCAACGCCGCTTACACGGCAGGGCGCAACGGCGGGTGGTACTCGAAAAACGATATTCGCGGCTTCGAGGACATGAACCCGATCGAGGGTGGCGACGACTACGACGCGCCGCTCAATTCAAACGCCGTGTCCGGAAACGACAGCAACCAGAGGGATCCTGCCGATGGCAACCAGTGACCGCCCGGGCGCGCTGCCCATGCCTGCAGACCGTAAGGTCTCCGCCTTCGCGCCTGCTTCGGTCTACGACCGCTGGGGCGAGGAAGCCGCCGGCGTGCGCGCGATCGCAGCTGACGACAACGTGATCACCATGTTCGACGATATCGGCGAGGATTTCTGGACCGGCGGCGGGGTGACCGCCAAGAAGGTGGCCGCGCAGCTGCGGGCGATCGGTGACAGGCCGGTCGAGGTGCAGATCAATTCGCCGGGCGGCGACATGTTCGAAGGCATCGCCATCTACAACGTGCTGCGCGAGCATCCGCAGGACATCACGGTCAAGATCATGGGTATGGCGGCTTCAGCAGCTTCGCTGATCGCCATGGCCGGAGACCGGATCGAGATCGGCGTTTCCAGCTTTATCATGATCCACAATTGCTGGGTCCTCGCGATGGGCAATCGTCACGACCTCGCCGAGGTGGCAGATTGGCTCGCGCCGTTCGACCAGGCGATGGTCGATCTCTACGCGCTGAGGACCGGAGAGGATCCTGCTGCGATCGCCAGGATGCTCGACGCAGAGACGTGGCTTTCCGGCTCATCTGCAATCGACAAGGGCTTTGCTGACGCACTGCTGCCTGCCGACCAGATGAAGGTCGATGAGGGAACCCGGGCGGAGGACCGCCGGGTCAACGAACTGCGCGCCATGGAGCTAACGCTCGTGCGCGCCGGTCATTCGCGCAGCGACGCGCGTGCCAGAATCAACAAGATCAAGGGTGAAGGCACGCCGGGCGCTGCCATCGATCCTGAAACCCCCACGCCGGGCGCTGGGAATCTCGAACTGGTCGGCGAACTCGCCGGCCTTCTCAACACCATCCGCTCATAGGAGCACCATCATGAAGAAGATTTCCCGCGCCGCGTTGCTCGCGGCGGGCACCGCTGTTGTGCCGATGCCGCGTGCGCTGGCTGCTACGCCGCGTGCCGATACCTCTGACCCGAAGGCCCTGGTCGCGCAGATCAACTCCGCCTTCGAAGAGTTCAAGGCGACGAACGACCTGGCGCTAAAGGGCAAGGCCGACGATGCAGTCGTTTCCGAAAAGCTCGGCGCGATCAACGCCAGCATCACGGATCTGACTTCCGCCCTCGAGACGGCGCAGGCAGCGCTTGCAGCTGCCCAGCTCGGTGGTGTGGGCGAGGATGGCCTGACTGCCGAAGCGCGTGAGCATGCTGGTGTGTTCAACACCTGGTTCCGCAAGGGCGACCGCGCGATCGACGCCGATCTTCGCGACCTCGAGGTCAAGGCGAAGCTTACCACCCAGTCCGATCCGGACGGCGGCTACCTTGTTCCCGAGACGATGGAAGCCGGGATCGACCGCGTTCTCGGCACGGTTTCTGCCGTGCGCAGCATCAGCCGCGTGATCAACATCTCGGGCCAGACCTACAAGAAGCTGGTCAACCAGGGCGGAGCCAGCTCGGGCTGGGTTGGCGAGCAGGGTTCGCGCGCCGAAACCACGACGCCGACGCTGCGCGAGATCGCGATCAACGTGCATGAGCTCTATGCTCAGCCGGCTGCGACGCAGACCGCGCTCGACGATTCGATCTTCGATGTCGAGGCCTGGCTGGCCGAGGAAGTGGCGATCGAGTTCGCCGAAGAGGAAGGCGCTGCCTTCGTCAGCGGCGACGGTGTCAGCAAGCCGCGCGGGATCTTGAGCTATACGAAGGTCGCGAACTCCAGCTACCAGTGGGGCAAGCTTGGTTTCACGGTGACCGGCCATGCAACCGCATTCGTGGCACCGACTGCGGAACTGAGCCCGGCCGACTGCCTGGTCGACCTCTACTACTCGCTCAAGTCGGGCTACCGCAACGGCGCGACCTGGCTGACCAGCGACGCGGTTCTCGGCACGATCCGCAAGATGAAGGATGGCGACGGCAACTACCTGTGGTCGCCGCCGGCAAGCTCGGCTGACGTTCCGACCATCCTGCAGAAGCCGGTCGTTACCGACGACAACATGGAAGCCCTGGGCGCCGGCAAGTTCCCGGTCGCTTTCGGCGATTTCAAGCGCGGCTACCTGATCGCCGACCGCCAGGGCATTCGCGTACTGCGCGATCCCTACACCTCGAAGCCCAACGTGCTGTTCTACACGACCAAGCGCGTGGGCGGCGGCGTGGTCAACTTCGAGGCGATCAAGCTGCTCAAGTGCTCGACCTGATTGGCTGAGCCAGACCCTTCTCTATTTCCCTTTCCCTCCGCTGCCGGGTGACCGGCAGCGGCACAGGAGACAATCCATGAAGAACCTCGACCTCCACAACAAGCTGGAGTTCCGCCGCGCGATCAGCCCGGTTTCCGTTTCTGACAATACGGCGCAGGTAAGCCAGATCATCGACCGCCAGGGCTTTTCCGGCCTTGAGTTTGCGCTGATGCTCGGCTCGATTGCCGATGCTGACACGACCTTCACCGTGCTTGTCGAAGACGGCGCGGATTCGGGCCTGTCCGATGCAGCTGCCGTGGCTGATGCCCAGCTGCTCGGCACCGAGCTGCTCGCCGGCTTCCAGTTCGACGATGACAACGAGACCCGCAAGATCGGCTACATCGGCAACAAGCGTTATGTCCGCCTGACGGTCACGCCGGCAAACAATGCGAGCGCCGCGCTGATTTCCGCGATCGCGGTGCTTGGCGGCGCCGACGACGCTCCGACCATCTGATCGGAGCTGACCAGGTGAAAGCCCTCGCGCCGGTACGGACGGTGGAACCGGCAAACCCGATTCTGTCGACGGCCGACGCGAAGGCGCACCTGAAGCTCGATACCAGCGACGAAGACGACCTCGTCGATGCTTACGTCGCGGCGGCAGCGGGCTATCTCGACGGTGCCGACGGAGTGCTGGGGCTGGCTCTGGTCACCCAGGAATGGGCACAGAGCTTCGATAGTTTTCCAGCCTGCGACCGGCTCCGGCTTCCGCTCGGGCCGCTGCAGCAGGTCGACGAGATCAGCTATTTCGACCCGGACGGGGTGGAGCAGAGCTTCACTGCGTTTCGCGCAGTGGTCGATGCGACGGGACCAGTGGTGGTGCTCAACGAAGGAGCAAGCTGGCCGGCAACTGCGAACCGCCCCGATGCGGTGACCGTTACCTGGACGTGTGGCTTCGGCGATGACGGTCTGACCTTGCCAACGCCGATCCTGCAAGCTGCGCGCCTGCTGATCGGTGACTGGCACGCCAACCGCGAGAACACCAACGTGGGCAACATCACCGGCGAGCTCCCATTTGCCGTGAAGGCTTTGCTCCAGCCCTGGCGCAAGGTCCGGGTCTGATGATTGCCAAAGGCCGACTCAATCAACGGATAACATTCCAGCGGGCGACGATCACAGACGACGATCACGGCGGCGAGGTCGAGAGCTGGAGCAATTATGCCTCTGCATGGGCGGAGGTTCACTTTGGTACCGGGCAGGAACGGCGCGCTGCAGCTCAGGAGGCTTCAAGCCAGAGCGCGAGCTTCGTGGTGCTCGCCAATACGCAAACGCTCGCGTTGACGGCCAGAGACCGGATCGGGGGTTACCTCGGATCGGACTGGGACATCGTCTTGGTATTTCCCGATCAGCGAGCCGGAACGGTCGAAATTACTGCGGTGCGCAAGGCCGCATAACAGGAGTTTGATGCGATGAAAGTCAGGACCCTTCGCGCTCACCAGAATGCGCACGGCGAAGCCTTCGAGAAGCAACCGGGGGACACCTACGACCTGCCCAAGGCCGAAGGCGAAATGCTGGTCCGCCGCCAGATCGTGGAGAGTGCTGATGATGTCGATGATCAAGCTGACGGGGTTCAGGCCGGCGGAGAGGGCGCTGGCGGAGCTGCCGAAGGCAACGGGGCAGAACGTCCTGACAAGAGTCGGAAAGCGCGCGCTCGAACCGATGCGAGCGAAGGCGGAGTCACTGGCGCCAGTTGACCAAGGTGAGCTCAAGAAAAGCATCGCGATCTCGAAGCGGCGCACGCGCCGGGTGAAGAAGGACGCCGAACCCAAGCGCGGCGTCGCCCTGGCGATGGGGCCAAGCTCGGGGGATGGCGTTCTGAACTATGCCGCGCTCGAGGAGTTCGGCACCGTCAACGCTCCTGCCCAACCCTACATGCGGCCGGCCTGGGACAGTGAGGCAGAGCCCGCGCTCGAGACGATCAAAGCCGAGCTGTGGGGCGAAATCGACAACACCGCCAAGCGGCACGCGCGAAAGCAGGCGAAAGGCTGATCCATGGACATGCCCGCTGCGCTGCGAGCGCGCGCGATCGGCGACGCTGGAGTTGCGGCGCTGGCGAGCACGCGCGTCCACTGGGTGCAGCGGCCGCAAGCTGGGGCGCTTCCGGCAGTCACCCTGACTACGATCAGCGATCCAAGGCCGCAGCATCTCAAGGGCTTCGACAGCCTGCGAGAGACGCGCGTCCAGGCCGATTGCTGGGCGACCAGCCACAAGCAGGCAAACGACCTAGCTGAGGAAATGATCGCGGCGCTGGTGCCCGAACACACCGGCAACGGAATCACTTTCAACCGCGCCCTGGTCGATGCCGTGCGCGACCTCGGCGAGCAGACCGAAACGATCTTTATCCACCGCACCAGCATCGACTTCCGGTTCTGGTGGCGCACTTCCTGAGGAGAAACGAATGACTGGCGCAAAGACCGGTTGGGGCGGCGAGTTCCACCTCGACAACGCCTCCAACGTGCTGACCGAACTGATCGAGGTAGTCAGCTTCACCCTGCCCAACGGCGAGGTCGAATCGCTCGACGCCTCGCACCTCAAGTCGCCTAACCGCCACCGCGAGTACATCGCCGGCATGATCGACGACGGCGATCTGCAGGTGGTCATCAACTACGTGCCAGGCAACGCCACCGACGTGATTGCGCGTGCGGCAAAGGCCGACGGCGTCACCCGCGACTTCATGGCTGTGATCCCGCGCGCGACGGCGAACTGGGAAGTGGCCGGCACCGGCGTCGCGACCAACTGGGATCGCGGCGAGATTGTAGCCGACGGCGTTATGCGCGGCACGCTGACGATCAAGGTCAGCGGCGACCAGACCGAGGCGGCAGCCAGCTAATGAGCCAGGAACACGGAATCGAGCGCTTTGAGGCGTTGGGGCGTAGCTGGACCGCGCAGTACAGCTTTGCCGCCTTCATCGAGGCAGAGCGCGAGCTCGACGGGCGCGACTTCATGGAGATCCTCCAGAAGCCGGGCTTTGCCGACCTCGCGACGCTGTTTGGCGCGTGCCTGCGCAAGCACCAACCTGACCTCACTTTCGAAGGCGTCTGCGAACTGATCGACGAGATCGGTCTGGCTAGGGCCTCCGAGACGATCCAGAGTGTCGTCGCGGCCAGCATGGCCGGGCGCCAGGGTGCGGAGGGAAACCCGAAGCCGGGCCGCAAGGGCCGACAGACTGGCTAGGTTTGCTCTCGGTCTGGGTCGAGGCGGGAAACCCGGCTGACTCCTTTTGGGGCCAGACACCGGCCAGTTTCGAAGCGATCATGGCCGGCTGCGCGCGGCGCGACAAGCGGCTCTGGGCGCAGGGCATGGCCTCCGGGTGGCACGCCGCAAACTTCGGCCGTGCGAAGCAGCTGAAGAACCTGGACCACTATCTCAAGAAGCTCGAGCCGCAGGAAAGCAACCCGGCCGATGAAGCCGCCGCGATCTTTGCCGGGTTCGCAGAACGCGGCCTCGTGAAGATCACCGAACGCAGAAAGGACGACAAATGACCGGCCAGTCGCTGATCGGCAACCTGGCGGTCAACCTCCTGATGGAGACAGCGGCGTTCGAGAAGGGCGCCGACTACGCCGAGAAACGTCTCGCAGGGATGAGCCGCCGTTTCGAGAAGATCGGGCAGGGTTGGATCGACCTGGGCCAGAAGATGACGGTCGGGCTGACCCTGCCGATCGCTGCGTTCGCAGCTTCCGCGGTCAAGGCAGCAGCGGAAAGCAAGGATGCGCTGGGTCAGGTCACGGCAGCGCTCACTAGCATGGGCGATGCTTCGGGTCGCACCGTCAGCCAGCTGCAGGACCTTGCCAGCGGCATGATGAGCAAGTCACTCTTCGACGACGACGAAATCCTGCGCAAGGTCACCGCTAACCTGCTGACCTTCGGCAATGTCTCGGGCAAGCAGTTCGATCGCGCGCAGCAGGCGGCGTTGGATCTGGCGACGCGCATGAAGATGGACCTGCAGGCCGCGACGCTGCTGGTGGGCAAGGCGCTCAACGATCCCGTCAAGGGCATCAATGCGATGAAGCGCGCGGGCATCCAGTTCACCGAGCAGCAGAAGGCACAGATCGAGGCCATGCTTGCGGTCAACAATGTTGGCGGCGCGCAAGCAATCATGCTCGGTGAGCTCGAGCGCCAGTTTGGCGGCGCGGCGGCGGCTGCACGCAAGGCAGATCCATTCGGAGCCCTCAGGATCAGCTTCGGCGAGCTGCAGGAAGAGATCGGCAACAAGCTGACCCCGGTACTTGTGCCGCTGATCGACAAGCTGACTACGCTGATCGACAGGTTTTCCTCCCTACCGCCCGGCGTACAATCCACCGCAATCGCGCTGGCTGCGATTGCGGCGGCGGCAGGCCCGCTGCTGATCGGGCTAGGCGCAATCACGCAATTGCTCGCACCACTGCTCGGTGCGTTCTCGTTCGCGGTCGGCAATGGCGGCGTGCTCGCCGCTGCTTCGGCAGCCTTTGCCGCGCTGGGCACGACACTAACAACTGTAGCGTTGCCGCTGGCGGCGGTGGCGGCAGTAGGCGCGCTGATCTACGCTAACTGGGACAAGATCGGCCCGGTCCTCTCCGAGTTCTGGGTGGCGCTGAAGAGCGCAGTCGGGCCCGAGGTCGTGCAGCTGATCGAAACTCTCAAGGCCACGTTGAGCGACCTGTGGAACGGGCCGCTCGGCGCGATGATCAGGACTGCAGTCTCCATGCTTGGCGAGCTGACCGTGGCGCACGCGCGTGCCTTTGGCCCGGTGGTGATCGCCCTGGTCAAGGGGCTGGTGCAGGGCCTGACCGAACTTGTCGGTTTCATCGGCACGGTCGCTCGCACCGTCAAGGCTGTGTTTGAGGGCGACTGGCGGACGGCGCTTGCCGGCGCGCTTGAGGTATTCAACCGGCTGTTCGGCGGGATGCCCGGCTACATCGCCGGCGTGATGCAGCGCTTGGTCACGGCGGTCCGCACTTGGATCGTCGACAAGTTGGGCGCGATCTGGGACACCGCGAAGCAGAAGATCGAGCAGGTCAAGGCGGGCTTCTTCAACCTCTACGACGCAGTGGTCGGCCACAGCTACGTGCCTGACATGGTCGATGGGATCGCCGCGCAGATGAAGCGTCTCGACGGCGTGATGGTCAATCCGGCCGACAAGGCAACGAAGAAGACCGGCGCAGCCTTCCGAAAGTTGGCCGAAGAGGTCGCGCCGCTGCTTGACCGGCTATTTCCCGAAGCTGCTGCGCTCAACACTTTCCGGGCTGAACGCGGCACGATCGACAAGGCGGAGAAGGGCGGCGCGCTCAGCTCCGCTCAGGCGGCCGAGGCGCGCAGGCGGCTTGCGCTCGAAGGGCAGGAGAATTCGCTCGAGGACCGCATCGCCGACTGGGATGCGCCGATCGACGCGGCGGACGGAATCGAGGTAGCGCTTTCGAAGATCCTCAAGTCGACCGGACAAGCCGCGCAGGGCCTAGGCGATAAGACCGTTCAGATCGCGAAGAGCTTTAAGGATATGGCGAGCGAGACGCTCGATTCGCTCAATGGACTTGCCAGCGCGATCAAGGGCGGCGGCTTTCTCGACATTTTCTCCAGCGTTCTCGACCTGCTGCTGCAGCTCGGCTCGTTCGGGGTGTTCGGATCCAAGATTCAGACCAACCTCAATTCGGCTCCGGGATTTGGTGGCTTTCGCGCCAGCGGCGGCCCGGTCGTGCCAGGCAAGAGCTACGTGGTCGGCGAGAACGGACCAGAATGGTTCACGCCTGGCTCTGCCGGCGGGATCACGCCGATGGGTGGCGGCGGCGGCGCAGTCGTGCAGATTGTGCCCACGCCCTACTTCGACGCGGTGGTCGATGGGCGGGCGGCGCGGGTTGCTGCCCCGATGGCCGCGGCCTCAGGCCACTTCGCGCGCACCGCCGCCGGCGGCGACATGGCGCGCAAGGCGAGGCGCAGGATACCGGGATGACCATCACCCTGCCGACCAGTCCCGCGCCGCGCGACGCAACGCCGATCAAGGTGTCCGCAGATGGCGTGCTCACGCCCTTTCTGAATGGTCCCCTGATCCCACTGGGGAGGCTGGGCACGCGCCTGGGGTTGAGGGCCAGCTATCCTCCGATCCGGGGAGCGATAGCACGCCAGTTTCAGGCCAGGCTGGTGAGAGGACAGACCGAGCGCGTGGTGCTGGAATGGCCGCTGCTCGATCTCGATCCTGGTAGTCCGCCCAACCCGCAGATCAATTCCACCAGCAGCGGCACGGCGCTTTCGGTCAAGGGGCTGGGCGCTGGCTACGTTTACCAGGAAGGCCAACCGCTATCGGTGGTCAGCGGCGGGCGGCGGTACATGCACCTGATGACCGGCGGCGGTGCCGCCAATGGATCGGGCGTGGCGGCGATCGGGATCTATCCGCCAACGCGCGTGACCTATGCCGTCAACGACACGGTCGAGATCGTGGCGCCGAAGATCGAAGGGCTGATCAATCCGGGAGAGGAATGGAGCTGGGGCTACGCGCTGGCCCACACGATGGATTTTGCCTTCACCGTGGTCGAGACGAAATAGGGCTCGCGCGCGATGGTCGATCCCGTCCTCCAGGCAGCACTGGAGGGCGAGGCTCCCTTCGTGTTCGGCGCAATCGAGATCCTGTTTCCAGACCACACGCTGCGCCTGCTCGATGGATCGGGCGAACTGACGATCGGCGGCAATCTCTACACTGGCGAGGACGATGTGTTCGGCGTGCTCGATTCAATCAGCACGCACGAGGAAGCAATCGGCGAGGAAGCCCCGGAGCTGACAATCTCGTTCCTGCCACCCGACGCAGCGGCGGCGACCGAGCTGGCAAATGCGGCGATGCAAGGCAGCCAGGTGCGATTGATGATGGGCGCGTTCGATCCCACCACCAACCTGGTGATCGGCACGCCAGAGCAGCTGTTCCTGGGCGAGATCGACGTGCCAACCTACGAGATCGCCCAGGGCGAACGCTCGGTCAGTTTTACGGTGGTCTCGGTATTCGAGCGGCTGTTCGAAGTGAACGAGGGCGAGCGTGCCTCCGATGGCTTCCACCAGTCGATCTGGCCCGGTGAGAAGGGCCTCGAATTCATGACCGGCACGGTGAAGAACCTCTACTGGGGGACGAAGCGCCCGATTGGGCAGATCATCGGTTCTGCAAACCGGTTTCCCGACGGCGGCTTCGCCGCTCCGGTGTTCTGATGGCCGATCTTGTCCGCCGCCGTGACGCGGTACGCGCAACGATGGAGCGCTTTCGCGGTAAGCCGTTCGCACTGGGATCGGTCGATTGCGCCAAGATGGTGGCCTTCCATGTGAAGCAGCTGGGCCACGCGGTGCGCCTCGCCAAGGCGGGCAAGTATCGCACCGTGCTGGGCGCTCAAGCCGCGCTGCGCAGGCTTGGCTTCGAGACGCTGAGCGACGCAATGGACGGCCAGGGCTTTGCCCGGATCGCGCCCGCTGCCGCGTGGATCGGCGACGTGGTTGCATTCGAGAGCGGGTATCCGATCGGCGCGCTGGGGATCTACGCGGGCAATGGCGACATGCTCGCCTTTCATGAGCTGCACGAGCTGCCAGTGATCATGACGATGGGTCAGGTCCAGGCGGCCTGGAGAGTGCCGGCATGAAGGCGATCAAGACGATCGGCATTGTCGTGGGCGTAGTGGCGCTGGTCGCGACGGGTGTGGGCCTTGCCATGGGCGGTGCAGTCGCTGGTGCAGCGGCAGGAACCGCGGGCGCGACTGCAGCCCTGGGCGCAACCCTCATGAGCGTTGGTGCGATCGCCAGCGTGGCAGCAGGTGTTATCAGTCTGGGCACGGCGCTGTTCGCGCCAAAGCCGGGCTTCAGCAGCCAGGGCAATCCGCTTCAGTTCCAGACCAATCCGCAATCCGGCCTGCCCTACGCGATCGGGCGCACCCGCATGTCGGGCCTGAGGATCCACGCCGATACCTACGACGCAACTAGCTACAAATCCGAAGGCAAGCAGGACGTGCTTTCGTTTGCGGTGCTGCTGAGCGCTGGTGGCGAGAGCGAAGAGATCGAGAGCTTCCGGGCCGACAAGGAAGTGGTCGCCTTCAACGGCACGACCGGGATGGCGACCGGAACCCACGCCAACTTCATGGCGCAGAAGGTATCGCTCGGTCTCGCCGGCGCGAGCGCGCTGGCGCTGGCCTTTGGCGGCGGCAACTTCCCGGGCTGGACGGCGGATCACAAGCTTTCGGGAATGACCCACGCGCTGTGGGATCTGCGTTTTGACGAGAAGGGCGAGCACTTTGGCGCGGGCGTTCCCGAGCCGGAATGGGTCGGCAAGTGGGTCAAGGTCTACGATCCGCGTCTGGATAGCACCTATCCCGGCGGCTCGGGTTCGCACAGGGCGCTCGACGAGAGCACCTATGAGTGGTCTGCCAATCCGTATCTGCATGGCCTGACCTGGGCGCTGGGGCGCTGGCAGAACGGCAAGAAGACGCTTGGCATCGGCGCGCCGGTCGAGAACATCCGCGTTGCCGATTTTGTCGAGGGCGCCAACGTCGCCGACGCCAATGGCTGGACCTGCGGCGGCGTCGAGTGGTCGACCGATCCGAAGTGGACCATCCTCAAAAAGATGCTCCAGGCCGGCGGCGGCGAGCCGACGATGACCGGTGCGATGATCGGCTGCCGGGTCAATACGCCGCGTGTGCCGGTCGCCACGGTGACGGCAGACAAGCTGCTCGACCGGCTGACCAGCTCGACCACGCGCAGCCGGCGTGACCGCTTCAATACAGTGATCCCGCGCTATCGCAGCGAAGACCACGAATGGGAGGTGATCTCTGGATCGCCGGTTTCGGTCTCGGCCTATGTCACCGAGGATGGCGGCCAGCGCACCAAGGAGATCGACTTCCCGCTGGTGCAACACGAAGGCACCAGCGACGGCAACGTTCAGGCGGGGCAGCTTGCCGCCTACGAGATCGTCAACAGTCGCGAGGGCGGACCGATCCGCCTCACGGTCGGGCCAGAATACATCGGGGTGAAGAGCGGCGACGTGATCGTGCTCGACGTGCCCGAAGAAGGCTTCGACGAGCAACCGGTGCTGATCCGCAGCCGCTCGGTCGATCCTGCCACCTTCAAGATCACCTTCGAGGGTGAGACCGAAACCGAGAGCAAGCACGCCTTCGCTCTGGGCGAGAGCACAACTCCGCCTCCGACTTATTCCCCCACGCCGCCGGACCTGACCCCGCCGACGCCCGATGCGGCGCTTTGGGACCTGGTCGCGCTGCCCGCGACGGAGCTGACGCCTGCCTTCGCGATCCAGGGCGTGTGCGAGTTTCCAGGCGCAGATGACGTCCTGCTCGAATACCGCGAGGACGGCGCGGCGGACTGGATCACGCTCAGCCCGGCTGAGGCGAGTTCGCCGGTCAATCATGTGATCAACGGGCTGATCGCCAATACCGCCTACGAGGCGCGGGTAGCCTACCGCTCGGACAATCGCGTCGGCGGATGGCTCGAGCTGGCGCCGGTCACCGTCAACTCGGTTGCGCTCAACGATGTTCTGGAAGCGAACGACCAGAACGATGGCCCGCCGGCGTCTACCGGCGCTATCACGTCGATCACCCAATACCTGACGTATCCCGACGGCAACGTCAGCTATCGGGCTTCCTTCACCTACGATTACGATGCTGCGCCGCTTGCTGACGACAACGTCGATGGCTTCATCGTCGGCTATTACGCGGCCGACACCAATGCAGCCTACACGATGCTTGGGCCGGACAGCTCGGACAAGGAAGTCTGGTACGTTCGCTACAAGAACCTGACGCCGGGTGTCGCGACCTACACCGAGATCTTCTTCAACAATCGCGGCCCGACCAAGTTCTACAAGCTGGGCGTCGCTCCGTTCCGCAAGGTCGACAAGGCAGTCGACCCCAAGGGCTACATCATCGGCCCGATTGTCCAGAGTGCGTTCTTCCAGCCTGCCGCGACGCAGGCGATCACCGGAACGGGGCTGACGATCGGCGGCCAGACCGCGACCAACGTGGGCGCTGGCGCTTCCAAAGCGAACACCGGGCTCACGGTTTCGGGCAACGTCGCCTCGACGACGAAAGTCGGCGGCGACAGCGGGCAGGCAGCGAGCGACGTTTCGACCGCGACGCAGCGCGGCCTGGTCGTGATCAATGCCAACAACAACATCAACACCGGGGTCAAGATCGGCGGCGATAGCGGCCAGGTCGCCTCGAACGTCAGCGACGCCGCCACCCGCGCGCTTGCGGCGATCACCTCGGGCAACAAGGCCGCGACCAATGTGGTCGAGACGATCTCACTCACATCGGAAACCGTCACCCACCTGTTCGCCGGCTCGACCAGCTCGACGGCGGTGGCGCTCGATGGCGGTAGCTACGGAACCTATGTCAGCGTCGCATCGAGCTCGTTCACGGTGCAGGAAGGCGGCGCAGACGTGCTCTTCCTCGGGCTCGTTTCGGTCCGTTTCGGCATTTCGGCTACCGACAGCAACCTGCAGTTCACGGCGACGGCGCGGATCACCTTCGACGGGGTCAATTCCAATACCTTCGAGGTGACGCAGACCGTCACGGCGGCCGGGCGCAATACCACCGCGCCGATCGTCATCTCGCACCTGTTCGAAGGCGTGGCCGCAGGATCACGAACCTTCACCCTGGCGATCAAGGTCGATGATCCGAGTGGCAGCGGTGACTACGCCGAAACGCGCGGCGTGCGGGCGGTCCAGATCATGGAGCTCAAGCGGTGAGATCGATCATTTATCGCAAGGACACAGGCGAGATTGTCTGGGTCATGCAGGGCAGCGAGAACGATTGCCTCTACTCGCTGCGCAACAGCTTTGGAATGGCCGAGCACACCTACATCGAAGGCGTGGCCGATCCGGACCGCCACTATGTCGACGTCTCGACTGAGGAATTGCGCGAGCGGCAGCCGTTTGATCTCACCATCGCTGAAAACGTGGTGAGCGGAATCCCTGAGGGCACCGAGATCATGTTGCCCAACCGGACATGGGTTGTCGCGGATGCATCAGGCACGTTCGAACCTGAGGTCGATCATCGTCAGACCATCGCTCTCCGCCTGCGGCACCCGCACTACCTGGATGAAGAGATCGAGGTGTTCTGCGCGCCATGAAGATCAGGATCGAGCAGGATTATCGCGAGCTTCGCCGGCGCGCCTATCCGGACCTGGCCGAGCAGGTGGGAAACCACGCCAAGCTGCTCGACGCGATCATTGAAGTCCTGACGCCGCAGCAGCGAGCAAAGCTGCCGCCTGAAGCGCTGGCCGGCCTTGAGGAGGTGCGCGCGATCAAGGCGAGGATACCGAAAAAGCCGGAGCATCAACGATGAGAACCTACAGCGCGCAGCGCGGGGAAACCTGCCGTTTCCTGCTCCATACGCCGGTCGACACGGATATCGCTGGTTGGGATGTGAGCTGCCAGATGCGGCGCGCAGAGCAGCTGCGCCGGGGCGCCCAGGGCCTTGATCCGGATGCAACCCTCGCGGTCACCGCCTTTGCCGGCGACGATGATCGCGGGCCGGGCTGGTACTTCACTCTTTCCGCGGCAGTGAGCGCGGCGCTGAGCGCCGGTCGCTACAAGCTCGACGCCCGCGTCACCCTGTCAAACGCCGAGATCGTGTTCAGCGATACCTGGGCGCTCGAACTGTTGCAGCCCGTGACGGAGCCGACCGCATGACCGAGATCACCTTTACCCTTGTCGGACCGACCGGCGAGGATGAGCAGACGGTTGGCGTGATCGGCTCGCCCGGCGCGAGCTGGCACCTGGGCTCGTTTGCCAGCGACAGCGCGGCCAACACCTACGCAACCAATACCGGTATCACCCTTGAGGACGGCCACTCATATTATTCGGCTCGTGCGGGCAAGGTGCGGGTCCGCACGAATGGTGCATGGGCGGACCTCGACGCGGGCGCTCTAGCGGCCCAGGCGGCTGCAGAGGTGGCAGAGGACGCGGCGGCGGCAAGCGCCACGGCGGCGGCGGGCAGCGCAACGTCGGCCAGCGGATCGGCAACGACCGCGACAACCAAGGCCGGAGAGGCAAGCGCGAGCGCCACGGCTGCGGCAGGCAGTGCCACGTCCGCGAGCGGATCGGCTACCACCGCGACCACGAAAGCCAGTGAGGCCAGCGCCTCGGCCACGGCAGCGGCAGGCAGTGCAACCTCGGCCAGCGGATCGGCGACCACTGCGACCACCAAGGCCGGTGAAGCGAGCACCAGCGCCACAGCGGCGGCAGCATCGGCCAGCGCGGCCGCGACCAGCGAAACCAACGCGGCGGCCAGCGCATCGGCGGCCAGCACCAGTGCCAGCGCCGCAGCGGCAAGTGCGAGTTCGGCGGCGGCGAACAGCCAAGCCCCGCGCGTGTCTGCATCGACCAGCGGCGCGACGATCACGCCCGACCTGTCCACGCATGACGTGTGGGTGATGACCGCGCAGGCGGCGAACCTGTTTTTCAAGCGCCCGGTCGGAACGCCTACCGATGGCCGCCGCATTCG